GTGAAAGGTGAACTGTAGTCGCGCGCTTGCGCCCCTTTTTATGGTAATTATAGCGTTTCACATTACGCCACGAGAGGTGTTCTCATACCGTCATAATCTCTCTGGTAAATCTTATCCACTTGTCTTGAATAACACGTTCGTCCCAACCCAAGGTTTAAGATGTGTTGTCTCAACTGGGTGATGTCTTCTTGTGTAAAATCGTAACGGGCGAATAAGTTCGCATCAGAGAAAATATGTTTCTTTTCAGCTTGTACGCTATGGTAACATACGTCAATAACTTTAGTGGTCGTCATCGGATTCAACATCTGTATTAAATCATTAGAAATTCCGCCCAACAAGCCGTTCATCACTCCTGATTGGTGATTATACGCCTTGGTCACAATGTTACCTTTACCTGGTAACATGTACTTAGCAATTCCTGAGGCCCTGAAAACGGTGCCCAGATTTATAACTGGTTGATATTCTTGACAACATTCACATCTCACTGGGTTGTGTTTTAAAAATGTGCATTGTTCGAATCTACTATGTTCTTTTATCGTGACAATGTACCCAAAACGGGCACATGTGTCGACAATACTGATCTCGTTTATGTCGTCGAGCTCTGCTATTAAACAAAACATACATAACCACGCAAAAGTGTTTATTAAAGTTGTTAATGTACTACCTGACTGTAGGTACAAACCAAGTGGAGAAAATACCACTTTTTCCTTGCGATCGCCTGGGTTGCTAAAACCGCAATTAGTTCGAATTTGCGCTCGAAATACTTCCCTCATTGCCTCGGTGAAATTAAATACGTCAAACATTAATTCAAAGAATTCACTAGTGTGGGAGGTGTCGCACGAACTTATATCCAAATCGTAGAATTTCCCTGTAGCACAATCATATATGCCAGCGACGGCATCGTCTGAATATGCATACAGTACAAATCTATATGGATTGTTCTGCATCTCCTTAAACATTTTATATAAACTCTTATAGTCTGATTTCTTTATATACTCAAACTTGCAATTCCGGTGGTATCTCGGTTTTGATAAGAACTCTTTTGCAGCTTCTGCTATATCAGCTCCTTGCAAAGAAGCAGGACATCCTAAATCTACAACGATCCGTCCTATTTTCCCATTCTTCGCCCACTCCATCATCTTCTGTTTCCAAATTACTTTGTTGCCCCTAATCCATGCTTTTTGTGCACAGAGTCCGGTTTCCCCACAATCCTTCCACGAAGAAATACGTAACTTCTTCTTCACATGTGGTTTGGGTACTAAATTAGTTGCAGCAGCTATCAGATCTTCGTGCCAAAAGAATCCTTGGTCTCGGTTCAACACATGCTTAAACAAATCGCGATGGGCATCTATTGCATGCCTTTGCGAATTGCGTAAAGCGGCGTCTAACCCAAAAATTTCTGGTTTCCTCACGCACATCAATCTAATAAGCGCTTCCTGTAAATTGTCAACTGAATTTTCAAGAATAACCGAATCGTGGGCAAAATCCCATCCATACGATACTTTCCGTTGTCTCGCCTTGAACTTCTTACTCCGATCAAACCTCAAAAGCCCTGTTTCAACGTCGTAATATTGCTCTCCTTTTATAATCCTGAACCTTCCTGCGTTCTCATATCTTTTCCCAATAACCCTAGTACATGCCTCAATTTCCTTGTAACCGGTCCAATAAACGCCCTCAGGCATTGTGGGGTACTCAGTTATAATTGAAAATTTGAAGGCCTGTGTTTGCTTCTGTACGGACCAGTCTCTGTCTTGTTGTCGACTCCTGGCGATATTGGAATCGCCTGAGCGTTCCTTGCACCTGAAATCATACAGAGATTGATGATGTACATTATAGTGTTACTGGTTATCAGAATACGATTCTCGCCGAAATATCTCTGACTAATACCGGAAATAATATACTTGACTTGGGCGATTACGGCTTGATAAACGACCTTTCCTGCATCCGAAAAGGTGACAGCCCCTAATTGTTGCATCACGGGGTCAACTAATTCCTGGTAGACCTCGCCTCTGAACCATCCACTATAAATGGGCAGCTCCGTGATTGACAATTGCGTGTTCATGGAAAATGAGTTCAAACCCAAAAGTCTCCCCCAAAAATTTGCCACGAAAGTGTCGATGCGCTCAGTTTCGGTGTTGCCTAACGAAGTCACAACGTCGTTATTATCGACAAAAGTGATTTCATTTCGAGCGTCATACAGAGTGTATCCCAAAAGAATGGCGAAAGCTTTATAAGCCATACTGACGTCTTGATGATCCACACCATTGTCGGTTCGTAAAACGTAGATACGTTTAAAAACCGCTCTAAAAGTGGGCTCATTGACGCCATCGGCCTCATGAAAATGGTCTTCCGGATGTTCCTCTGGTTCCTCTGGTTCATCAGGTTCATCTGGGACGACTTCAGGTGGTCTCGCTAATTCGACAGCTTGTGCTAAAGCATCTTCAGCATCTGCCAACATTTGCGCCAATCTTGCAGCGTCCGCAGCTATCCTTTCAGCTCGTTGTCTCTCCTCCTCTAACTGTGCGTTCCGTTCTATCGCTCTTCGTGCCTCTTCCTCTTCCAACATCCTACGCCTGTCTTGAAACTGTTCTTCCAACTCACGGCGAGTTTCTTCCAGAAGTTGACGATGTCTATCTCGTTCTATGCGTAATTCTTCCTGCACATGGTCTCTGTACTGGTTAAGATACTCTCGATCGATATTGATGTCATCTTCCTTTCTGACTCTCTTCCGCAAGTCGTCGTTCTCTCTCTGAACGTTGACGATCCTTTCATAAGCCTCTTTTTCCAAGTTTTCGAGAATAGCATTCATTCTAGCCAACTCCTCGTTGAAATCGTCCTTGATGTTATCCGGCTTATTAGGGTCATCACCACCGACTTTCAACCCGTCTTTATTAGCGACACCTCCATTTCTGGGTAATTTATTAAGGTCACTTTTAAGACTGGCCAGTTTTTCCTCAAGCGTTTTCTTCTTATCCGCGCTCGAGTTGTCGGTTCTCCTCTTCTTGGCTCGTCTCTGCTTCCTAGACAATCCATCTCCGTCAGCACTCTCTATGTCAGAGTTCACCGGCTTACATTCGCCGCACTTGTATCCGAGAATACATATCGCACATCCACTCCTAACGTTCGGTTCAGGTTCGGTCTTAACATAGCTCACATCATCATCATCCCGAAGTCCTTTGCTTTTCTGCTGGCCAACCTTGTGATAATGAAATGGTTCTGTACACCCTACTGTCGTACACTTAACGAAATTGTTCATGTCCTCCATGTATTTCTTCTTGGCAATCCTAGCAGCAGCGGGATCCTTAGGCTTATCGCTCTTAGGTTTTTGTGTCCACTGCTTCTTGTCGTGCCAATGTCCATTGCGCCTACAATCTACACCACTTGCACATGGAGCAAAAGAAACTCCATTATTTTTCTCGACATCGTCACTGTTAGTCCATGATCCGTTATTGCCGTTCAAAGCCGATTGAATTTCAAAAATCGAAATCTCGCCCCTAAACAACATAACACTCAGATTCTCAAAATAAAGTTGAACAACCCCATCATCGTCCTCGAAATCTCTAACGAAAGGTGGTGTGGGTATGTTAGCGGGGTAAAAATTTAAGAACCATCGGATTGATATAACGGGATAGTAAATTATTTCTCCATCGTCTCTCACATATGCAACTAGATTCGTTAATCGAAACGGATCTTGTGCGTTCCTGACGCTAGAGGAGTAATCGTCACTATTCGTCCACTCTCCTTGATTCCCATTCAAACTCGACGCAACCTTAATTTTCTTAACCGGTGCTTCAGCTAAACGTAGATATGGTCTAAACATCCTGTCAATGTCTTTGTTGATAAAGTGCGAGGGTATAAATTCGCTGATGATCTCCAACTTTTCACGTTGCGTTTTCCCTTGCCGTGATTTGAAAACATGATCGTTCCATGCTCTAACAAACCGGTAATCGTCCACGCCAGTGAATTTCATTCTCTTAGAATTGACTTTTTCGAACCACAACCGTTTCGATTTATTCGTAATATCATCGATCGCCCGTGGCATGTCAGTTTCTTTTATGAATGATCTCACTGGTAATTTTCGTACCGGTGGAGCTTGTTGACGAACAATAAAACCCGCTGCTTTCAACACTTTCGCTGAAATATTGGCAGTATCACCAAGAAAAATTAATTCTGGTGGCCTGTCATAATTCATGCGAATTTCGTTTACTGTATCGACCTCGACCTTAGTGTTCGCCATCTTTGAAAATTTGCGACTCATCACTGGTCCGGTCTCTAGCAGCAGTGTTCTCATTTTCTCATCACTACAACATCCCTGTTCGAACACCCTTATAGCCGTGGTGTCAACAAAACGCGTCCAAGTCACATACTCTCGGACCGTGCGATAATAACCTTGTGCCTTTTGCAAACTAAGGTTCCATCCTGCTGGGGGAGTCTGATAGCGGCGCCGGAAATCAAACATGAAAGCTTCTTCCGAAATTACCATTCCGCTATAACGTGATCGAGTGTGCCTTATGTATCTAGCCATATAAAAGGCCGTGACATCTGCAAATGAAGCATCCTTCTGCTTCTGTGGCACTATCGCATCCCAATCTCTCACGTCTTCGTGTAACGCAGTCAAGTCGACCATAGCCTTCAACTTGGCATAAACAGACTCCAATTGTTTATGCTCCTTGCGCTCGGGGGTTGTCCGCCTCCCCCAACCAGGTTTGTGAGACTGAATAGGCGGCATCTTCGCCCCAACCTTCTTCGGTCTCTGGAGATTATCTCCTCTGTCAACTTTGCTTCCATTCTTCCAGTTGACATTTACAGCCTCCTTTGAACCCCTCACATGGTTCGTAACTTTGGCTCCCTGGCCCGTAAATCCATCCCGCTTAGCGTCAGAATACTGTTGGCGTTTGCCTTGTACTTTGACGTTATTTTTGCCCATGGTTGATAAAATTGGTTCACACTAGAACCGCGGTAACTCGCTCAAATACGTTTAACACCCGCCGGTGGTGGCCGAAGCCATGGTTACCCAACCAAATGCGCTTTACACTCGCCAGTGCGGAATGGAGATGTAATACCCCCTAATATATACATGTGTACAATATATACAAATAAAACAAAATAAAACAAATGTACAGTATAAACTAAATAAAAGAGAAAAGGTATATACAAATTTACAGTAGAAGTGCAGCAAGACCAGATTCTGCTACTGGTAAGGCGACTTTCTTAGCCGTCCTCGCTGCAACCTTAGCAGCCTCGCTGATGACGCCCCACAAACTTTTACCATGATGCATAGCTTTTATAGCCGGCATGTTCTCGACAATACTTGAAACTATCCCCAGATCATCCATGTGTGCGGAATTAGGTGTAGCAATTGGATCTGCTAAAATTCCGCTAAATTCCACATGTTGGACAATTTCAACGTGAATCCCAGCGTTCGGTTGTAACATAGAAATGACTATGACTCCCGGTGGTGATCCAACGCTTACTGCTGCCTCAGTGATCGTATGTTGAAGGCCTCCTATCTTGGAAAACAAATTAGACTGACTATACGGATAAATAACATTTGAATTCGAAGTACCATGATCAGTGGTAGAATATTCTCGCTCCGTTGGGAGCACAGGGTACAAATTGAGTTCACAAGGTTTCCTAGAGACATTTGAAATGTCTGTGTCAAGGTATCCTGCGACTCCGTTTACACCAAGTGGTCCTCCTCCGCTGTGATTAATATTCATATTCTCATGCCTAGGAGAGTGGTAACAGTAAAACAAACCCGATTGGTTAAGGGTTGTCCCTGTGTAGTTCACTCTGATGCCATAAGACACAACTCGCCCTGTGATTTGATTTGCTGCGGCTGCTTCCTGAGAAGTCAACTGCGCGATTGAATACGGTAAGTTTCCAAACTTATGTAACGTAGTCACTCCCGCAGCAACACTATTACTAAGTGTGTTGTCCGCTGCTATCAAAATTGGGGCACCAGTTGCCGTTGATCCAGTCGTATACGAAATACAAGCTACTCCGTCGTTCGCCAGACATGGTATGGGGTAAAGAAAAATTGTTCCAGTTGCTGAAGCTGTGACGTCAAACCTGAGAAAACAGGTTTCTTTTTGTGACGGCTGCGACGACAACATTGGAATACAAGCTCCTTTACTCTCTGGAGCAAATGGCATAGCCACAGCTGACAAGAACCGCATTCCACATACGGATAGTGAAACTGCGCCTTTCGCGCGTTGCTTCGGTTTCTTGCCTTGCGTTTTCCCTTTAACGCTGGCTGCCATTGTACTCGGTGGGGGCCGGCCTGAAGACTTCTTCTTCTTACCGGTCTTATTCTTTGGTTTCATAACTACAATTTTAGCTTTCTTGCTCATAATCGTTTAATGGGTCAAAATCTTGACCAATGTAACCAAAGACAAAATAGTTTTACACCCTACGGTGACGCGACTTCCTCCGTAGAGACAACCTGTCGCGTTATCATGCCGAAGCAAGCGCCTCCACAGGTTGCCGGGGAGTCGGAAA